AGAGCTGTTAATACCTTCAAGAGGCATTTGCAAGATTTCTGCTGCAATAGCTTCACGAAGCACAGCCACTTGATCTGCTCCAAGCGTTTTCGGGTCAAGAGCTGTCCCGGTCCGTTCATTCCAGTCTTGCATAAGTCTCAACGTAGCATTTCCAGCAACAGTTTCAACCAAGGTGGCAACACGATCACTATCTGTAATACTCAGCCCATCAGAGCCTTCAGGAGAAGCAGCTGCGTAGTTAGTGATAACTGTTGCTCGCCCACCAACACGTTGAGGTGTAACATCTCCATAACGAATGAGCTGTTCAGCGGTAAGGCCCTCAGCAATCTCTGTGCGGCCAAGGTCAGCACGTGCCCTGTCCATAGCGTTGTAGCCCATCATCGTGGCAAACAGACTGCCTTGTGGGTCATCTTCGTATGTGGGGTCATCCGCAGCATTAGCAATTGGGTCAAAAGTTTGACTGATGTAGGTTGCCATGTCCACCTCTGGGGGCTTAAATTCCCCCATCACAGTTTTGATGGCATTCCAATCTGGAGTTTTACCTTTTTCCTCGTAAGAAGCCCTAATCTTTTCCGCCTGCTCGTAGAAATCCGCCAAGCCTGTTGGGTTCATGTTAATCTGGGCCATAATAAGGTCTTTAGGGACACCCGCAGCCTCAAGCTGACGTGCAATAGTGAGGGCCACATCAGCCTGTTCCCTAACCCGTCGCCTATTCTCCAAACCTGTGGTTCGAGCATATTCCACTTGCTTGTTGAAATAGTCTCGTGCCTCTTTTTTACGTTCGAGAATGTTAGACGCAGCTACGTTAGCGAAACCTGTAAGAAATCCTTCAATAGCACTCATTACATCCTCCGCTTAATCAAAGGAGAGGAAGAGCTTTGCTCTTCTTCCTCTTCCATATCATCTTCCTCGTCATCTTCTTCCCCCTCAAGCATGTCTTCAGCTTCGTCCATGCTTTGTTCAGAAGGACGAGAGCCAGCTCCCTCTTCCAACCCCTTAATCAGCAAAGCCTGAGCACGTTTTTTATCACGCTCAGCCATACGCTCTTCTTTAGAGGGGCCAAGGTTTTCTGTGTATTCAATACCAGCTGCCTCAGCAAGGGTGATGATGTATTCATGGAGAACTGGGGCAAGGAGCATTTTCACATCAAATGTGTGATAGCCCTCCATCACCCCATAGGAAGTCATAAAGTTGACGAAGGCGTCTACAGGATAGCCAGCCTCTAGGGCAAACAGAACATCATCAAGCTTGTCTTCGTCATTCAGCTTGTCCAAATAGAAGCCAAGAGCTTCTTCTGCCGTATTATAGAGAGGGGGCTGTTCCCAAGGAGCATTACCCGGCTCTTTTGTCAAGGACATGCCCGGAATGGGTGCCATTAGTTTCATCAAGACCTCACGAAATTACGACGGAATTTAGCAATATATTCTGGAACAGTGGTGTAGCCATCGCTACGATTACCAGCACGGCTCATAGGCTGTCCACTAAACCAGACAGACGCTGCATCTTCCCAAGTGCCAAACTTATCTTTAGACTTTTGGAGTTGGTAAGCAGCAACAGCATCCTGCACTTCAGGGCTGGCCATAAACTCATCCACTGTCAAACGACGACCAATAGCAGCCTCAGTCCAAGGACCAATGTTGCCTTCCATCACCTGATAGCGGCCATAAGCCCTCTGGCCTTTATACATACCCTTTTTGACGACAGGGCCAACAGCTGCATAGTCACCAGAGCCACGGCTTTCTACAGCAGCAATAGCTTCGAGGACAGCAGGCATGTCAGCATCTGTTGGAATTGGCTCTCCACTTAGACGAATCTCCCGCTCTTTAGGACGTTCAGGGGCATACGTAGACGGGCTGCTTTCAGAACGACGAGCAACAAAAGCCTCTTTAAGAACTTCTGCTTCTTTCTCTTTTCGTTCTGCCTCTTCTTTGGCTTCTTTGTTTTTACGTATGCCTTGGACAAAGCCTTCCATAAAGCCACCAGACGCACTTACAGCAGAACTCTGGACAGGACCTTTTCTAATATTAGGCATCAAGGAAGCAGCAGACTTAACCTCAGACAACCAACCAGCTGCACGAGTAAGAAGGTCTCCTGTGCTCTCCTGTGGCTGCTCTTGTCCTGCACGAGCGGGGATGAACGACTCAAGCCCTTGAGACTCAGGCATGTCCATCCCTGTTGTTTTAGATAACATCCTTGCTCTAAGAGCTTTTAGTGAATTAGCGTAATTCATCTCTACCTCTTAGTCAAACAGGGCTGCTGCAAGGCCACCAAGGGCTTGCCACATACCAGACCTACTGCTTGCACGAGCAGCAGCAGCTTGGTTAGCTGTAGACGTTTGAGCGTCAAGCTGAGCAATAGCAAGCTCTGTAGCACGATTAGCTCTATTTTCCGCAGCCGTGAAGGCAAATGTATACATATCTCGTTCACGTTGCATCAGGTTGTTGTAGGCCGCCATAGTCATGCCAGAAGCATTCATAGCATTTGTTCTGTTTGCTTCGTTGATGGTGGCATTGTTTGCCGTAGTAACAGCCCTACGCCATTCAGCATTGCTCTGGTCGATGATGAGACGATTAGAAGCGTTAAACTGCTCAGCTGCATCATTCATCTGACGGTTGAACATACCAATGCTATCAGCTTGCCCTGCCCTAAATTGCTCCATAGCATTTGTCTGAGCTGCATTAAACTGCTGAACCTGCGTCTTAAGTTGTGCAAAAAACTGTTCTGTCTGAGCTTCACTAGAAGCATTAAACTGACGAGAAGCATTTTCAGCTGCTTGGTCAGTGAACAACGATTGAATAATGCTTTGGCTTTTGAACATCGTCATTTGCTGCTCTGCATCAAAATTAGCCATGTCCATTTGCAGGAAGGCTTGAGCATTGAACAGACGAGCTTGCTGACGGTTGTTCAGGTTTTGCATTTCAAACTGCGAGAACGTAGCAGCATCTCGGACAGCAATCTCAAGAGCACTTTCCATAGCAGCTTGTGTAGCGGCGGAAGCGGCCATAGACGAGGAACCAAGGCCCCTCTGTGCCATAATGGCATTAGCATTACGAAGAGCGCCAGCTGCCCAAGGAGGAGGCTCTTGCCCATCAAACTGTTGCATAAGCTTGGCAAGCTGTCCTTGCACCGCAGCATCAACAGAAGGAAGGGCTGTAGCAGCCGTTACCTGAGCTTGTTGGGACACCGTCCCCTGAGCTGCCTGCATCTGTTGGGTCGCAGAGGCCACAGGAGCCTCACTGGTGGCAGTCTCTACTGTCCTAGCTGGGGTGGTAGCTGCCTCTTGAGCTGTGGCTGTAGGAGCCGTTGTAGAGGCTGTAACGTTCTGCCCTGTAGGGACCTGCCCCACCCCCTGATTGATAAACTGGTCAGGAGAGGTTTGCATCTCCTCCACTTCAACCTGTGGGGTGAACTTCTCAGGGTCTTTCAAAATTTCTCTTGTGGCACCCAATCCCTCTGGTGTAGTCGGCTGTGCAGGGGTGCTAGTTCTTTTATTTCTAGAAAAGGAGAAAAGGCCCCGGTTAGTGGTAAGGCCACCAGTGGCAAACGAAGCAGCAGGCTTTTGCATAGGGCCAGAGCCACCTTCTACCATCTGCTTTGCTTTTTGTTCGTAAGAAAGAAACTTTTGTTGATGTGCAGGGGATGATTGAAGAAAGGTTCCAAACTGGTCCATAGGGCCTTTGAACCCCATACGACGGGCCAAGACCTCTTTTTGTTCTTCGGTGAAACCACCAAATTGCTTAGCCATTCTTAGCCTCTCTCACAAACTCGTAGCATTTCTGTGTCAAGGAGGTTGAGCCAATCAAGAAAGGCTCTAGATGCTCCTACAGGGTCTGGCATGTTAATACGATAGGACGAGTAAACGTCACATCCTGCGCCAATCATTAGTGCGCCTGAGCAGGCGGTTACGAACATCGCTATCAGAAAGCCCAGCAGTATGTTCTTTTTCTCGTGAAGCAGCTTTACGACCTTCATTTAGACGCTCCTCCTTTTCCTTGAGAAGCTTGTTTTCTGTCTCCAACTTTCCCTGCCTCTTCTTCGTCCATCCGAACAAAAGGAAGAACAAGCTGAGCACTGTCGCTATCACTAGCTCCTTGTACATCTTTAGTTGTGTTAGTAGGTTCATCTGCCTTCTCCTTCGTCAAATAACCTGCAAGGACCATGATGACCCCCTGAAGCCAAATGTCTACATCTTCCATGTAGGGGGCAAACGGGTGGTCAGGCCAAACAAGACGGAGACCACTCTGAATGCCACCCAAGATCATCCCAGAAAGGATGACGGCCATGATTTTTCTGGTTGGCAGTTTGCTGGCCTGATTGACTAACGCCATTCCTGTGACACCCTAAAAAATATTTCGTTTACCCCCTTGACAAGGGGAAATTTTGCACTATATATAACTAAGGTCGTTTAAATAACTTTTTAGCCCACCCTAAGAATATATTATAGATACTAGTCTTAGGTAGTGACATAACACTCTTAGGGACAGTATGAGAGGCATTAACACTCCTCATCATACCTTCTACTTCTTTACTATTTAAACTAAACCTAAACCTTGGCTTACCATTGATTGTAGTGTCATACACTGGAATGTTAGACCCATTGGCATCATAATTACCACTACGAAAGAGGGCTTGTTCTGCCTTTCTTCGTTTAATAATTTCCTTGGGCCTAACCCATCCCATAAACCCATTACTATCCATACGCCCTGCATTGATGTCCTTCGTCAGATTAGCACGATGGATGCCACCAGTGTTAAAATCAAACGAGACAAGGGCATCAAACTGATGTTGCTTGAGGGGACGAGGAATAGCTTTATTGACACGAGCTTCGTACTTGTCGAGATCAACGTCAAAGAGACGAAGAGCTTTCAACACTTCTTCGTTCACCTTTTCTCGTGACCAACTACGTGTGTCTACTTTCGTCATCTTAGATGGGTCTGGGCCACCAGCTGCTGCTGTATGACCCACACCATACGTCCAAACACCTACACTATCAAGATAGGGACCAATCACAATCCCTTCGTGTTCAGCAATCTCTAGAACTCCTTTAGGAGACACTTTCATCATTTACGAAGATACCCCTCAATGTTGTCTAGCTTGTTAAAGATTTTGTTCGTATTCTCTTTGATCTCAGCAATCTCTTTGTCGTGATTTCGCTGTCTATCCTCTGCCCTGTTTTCTAGAACAGTGAGGCGAGTGAGAAGTTCTTGCATACGAACGTAGAGGTAGGCGGCAAAGCCAGAGACAGGGATGACAATGTATTGCATCACTGCATAAAAAACATCCACAATCATTGTCCTTCATCTTTTATTACCCAGCCGCGTTGAATAGCGAGATCAAAGGCCAAATCTGTTGTCTCTTCAGAAACCTCAAACTTCTGCCCAACGCTGCGCAAGAAAGGGCAATTCCGCATTGCGTATGTGCGCTTCGATTGAGCAAAATATGGGATGATGCCTTCATCAAGACCAAGCTCACGGATAATTTCAATCAGCTTATCGTGCGGGACTTTTACGTTTGACCTATCTGACATATTGAATAATCCTTTGCCCAGACAAAGTGCGGAAAGCTACGTTTGTATTTGTGTTTGTATTTCGCCACCTAAACCGAATGGCATTAATAGGCAGGGTTACACCCGCTGGGGTAATGATACTTCCGACTTTACTGTTAAGAGTATTCTTAAAAGCGAGGAATGCCAAGCCAACTGAGGCAACAGTATTGATTTCCATAGCGCCAGAGCCACCACCGTTACTTTGGTAGTTGCCTTGGTCAGTGTCTGCAACTTGAATCCAAGTGGACCCTCCATTGTTGCTAGCATCAATCCTAAAATCAATATCTACGCTTGAACTGTCTGGTTGGATGCCGTCAAACACAAAAGTATAAAAAGGTTCAGTTAAGCCGGTTACAACAACAGCTGATTGCCCAGAAGGATTAATCACAATAGGAGCAGGGGGGGATGGAGAGAGGACAGCGATAGCTTGAGCTACCCTTTGAGGGGTCATCAGCTTAGTTGTGTCCGTCCCAGCTTCAGCTTCGCCTTGGGAGGCGATGACAGCTGCAATAGTAGGATTGCCCGATACACCATCTCCGTTAGTGACAGCAATCTGGTTTGCCGTCCCTTCAATTGCTCGCCCTGTAAAGGTGTCAGCAGTGGTTTGTGTAATAAGGCCATTTGTATTGTAAGCTGCAAGAGCTGTCAACGTAGGATCAGCTGCCTGTGCTCCGAGGTTAGCCCGAGCACCAGCTGCATCACTAGCCCCTGTGCCCCCGTCTGCTACAGCAAGATCAGTGATTCCACTGATTGTCCCACTTGTAATAGAAACTGTTGATAGCGTAGCCCCTGATACACTACCTCCCGTAACAGAAGCCCCGTTAATGCCCCCTCCGTTAATCGTGGGAGACGTAAGCGTCTTGTTCGTCAACGTGGCTGCATTGCTTCTCTCAGCAAAAACATGTGCTGTTGTAGCAATCTGCGTAGTGTTGGTGTTAGGAGCTGCCGTAGGGGCCGTAGGAACGCCGCTGAGGGCAGGACTTGCTGCAAAGACTAGAGCACCACTGCCCGTCTCATCAGTGACGCTAGCGGCCAGCTGTGCGCTTGTAGCGACCAATGTGTTGTTTGCAAGGTTGATGGTTTTGTTGGTGAGTGTTTGAGGACCAGACAATGTAACAACATTGATTCCACCAACAGTTGCGTTGGTAACGACAAGGTTAGTGGCTGTCAGGGCAGTGGCTGTAATGGCAGCAGGTACTACCCCACCAATCACCGTCCCGTCAATAGTCCCTGCGTTAATGTCAGCTGTGTCGGCAACAAGGCTGTCAATATTAGCTGTGCCATCAATCCAAAGGTTACGCCATTCAAGCAAAGAAGAGCCAAGGTCAATAGCATCATCTGTTTTAGGTGTTAGACTATTTCCAGAGGCCACCACATCCTGTGCAGGACCAATCACTGTAATGGGAGCACCCTCCCCTACAGCTCCATTATGTCTGTGACCACCTACCGCTGCAAAAGCACTTTGAATGGCATCAAATTCCCCGTCAAGAGGGATAGCATCCACTGTGTTGCCATTTGCAATTTGGTTGGTTACATCGAAACGAGTATATCCCGCCACTTACTATCTCCTCTCGTTAGTTCGGTATTCAAGCACAACAAAGTTGAGATTGAAAGGTGGTGAAACTGAGTTAGTTGTGTATCGAAGGGCAACAACAAAGCCACTTCCTACCACATTATTAAAATACTCTTCCTCAGCAATACTCCCATACACAGCTGTCCCATATGCGGTGTTAATTGCACCATAGGTGGCGACAGAGGTGTTGCCAGCAATTTGGAAGGGGGCAGCAGGAGCAGAATTACTTTGCTGGTAGTCAAAACGAAGAGAAGCAGTGATGTTCATCTGCCCCGTAGGTTTTGCATACAGCGTGTGCTTGTAAAAGGTTTTACGAATTTTAGGGTCGTTAATTGGCATATAGGGAGTTTCAAAGATGGCCTCAATGTTTGCGCCATCTAGTGAATTACCTGCCTCCATACGATAGACAAAACCATTATCAGAGACGAAGAGAATCACTTCCCTATCCCTGTCTTGATACTTGCTCATCCCATAAATCTTAAACCCTTTAAGCTCTGCCCAAGCAATATTGTCAGCGGTCTGGTTAGAGAACTTAGTAGCAAGAAACCCTTTTGAGTTTACTCGGTTTACGTTGGGAAGCCAGTAAAAAAGCCTATACTGATTTTTAGCTGCGATGGTGACAGACGAGTAGATACAATTTGCATTCGTCACCTGCAAGACCTGCGTCTGAATTTTCTCAGAGGCACGAACAAGCCCAAAGTCATTATCTCGTTCTGAAGCACTCAAATATCGAATACCATCAGGACCGAGGTACATAACGTCCCCACCAACTTCCTGCACGGTGTCTCCACACAAGCAGCCTGTGTTGTTTGTAATTGGCAGGAGGGCAAAATCACTTACTGTGTTGCCAACAAGACGAAAGATTTTGTTTAGGCAAAACACAATTAGCTGGTCACGAAACACAACCAACCCTGTAATGTCATCCCCTACGTTAATAACACCTGCGCCATTAGCAATGCTAAAATCTTGCTCTCCAAACGGAGCTGTGAACGAAAGAAGGCGACCTTTGGTGAAAAACAGATGAGACTTAAACACCCTCACTCGGTTAGCACCCACAACGTCAGCAGGAGCACCTACAGCATAGGACATTAGTTTGGTTGAGTGGTCAAAATAAGCTGGTGCATTCACACCATCTACAACCACTGTTTTCTTCGTCCCTGTGAAATTAAACTCGTCAGCACGAATGCGGGCAATAGAGGCGTTAGTAAGTGTAAGCTTCTCAATCCAACCAGCCCCAGCTGAGTAGTAGTATTTACCATCACGAGCTACAAGAGTCTCAGCTGTACTTAGAGCCACCACCCCGTAAATTTGTCCAGTTCCAGTTACCGCGTCCTCAGAAAACTTTTGATACCCAAGAATACGAGTATAGCCACCTTCTACGTCAGGCTCAAAGTTTTGGAGAATGGTTGCACTTCCCGGAGCTGAAATACCTTGCTCTAGACGACCTAGGTTAAGTGTAAGGCCACCCTTCAACTGAATTGGGTACGTTTCCCATCTAGTAGGCATTACGACCTCACAACTGTAGAACGAGCATATTCGTGCCGGTTAATATAAATCTTTCGCATATCTTTAATACCAGCTTGAAACAGCTGATTAGAGACAGCAGCTTCCTCAATACCACCACGGAACATGTATGCGTGATACATAGCCCCTTCCAAAATCACCCATCTAAATTGTTCTGGAACTGTAGGCACATCATCCCAGTTCTCAAGATCAACAGGAAGACGATAGTATTCGTAAAGAACGTCATATACCTGATCGGGAGGAGGAGCAATCGTAAAAGAAAGGTCTCGGTTACGAATGACGTATTGTGGGCTGTCGTGGTAGTCAGAAGGGTTAAATTCGTAGTCTGCGTAATTGTTGAGGTATTCCTCATAATCCATAATACGAAGACGTTTAGAGGTGACGTTAAGCGTCTGGTCCCCCTTCAATCTAAACGTATCAAACGCGACACTTTTAGCATCTAGCGGATAAGCATATTTAGATTGATCTACAACTGTTTGTTGTGTCTGTGTGGCATGATTAAAAGGCCACTCAAATTCTTCTCGGTTAATTCTATTGAGGGCCGAATTAACATAGCCCTTTACGTCTGAATAGTAGCCCGTTGCACTAGCGAAGTTAGACGAGGTAAGAGGCACCTCATTCAAACGCTTGTTAACGTCATTTACAAGCTCTAGATAGTTGTACATTCATTTCCTCGTCAATGCAAGAAAGGGGACGAAGGGAAGTATTACCTTCTCCCTCGCCCCCTCCGTTAATTAGGCAAGAGTGTCGCGGTCAACGATTTCCGGTTCACGCGGCGAGCGATCACCTTCGACAATAACAGCCACCACACGAACCTTACCAGCCGTACGTGCAGCCGATGCACCGAGGAGATTAAGCTCTGCACCAGCAGCCGGAACCACCAGCGGGACAGCAGCAGGAACCGTAGCAGCCACAGTGCCGACAGCCGCTTCCGAAGCCAGAGTACCAGTCACAGTGGTAGTGCCCACACGACCAACAAGGGTGCCAGCCCCAACGCCAGCACTCAGCTGTTGGACAGTGACGGCAAGGACCACCGAACCGCCCGGAAGGGTAGCAAGGTTAATGTCGTCCGTGGCAGTGCCCATAGTCACGTCTGCACCGAGATCAAGGACAAAGTCAAAAACTCGTGCCGTACGATTAAAGCCTGCTTCAAGCAGACCAGAAGTGTTGCGCTTTGCACTATTAAGAGTAGGCATATAGAAAATCCTTTTCCAAGAAGTAGGAGGAGAGGGCTGTTAGGCCCCCTCCAATGTCCCTAGGCTACGTTATATTTTGCGGTGACGATTGCTTCAGGCCGCAGAATCTTACGGCCATAGACGTGCAAACCACGCACAACGTCAGCAAAAGTTTCCTGCGAACGGAAGGTTTCCGTCTTGGTCAGGTTTTCCGCCGAAGCCACAGCAGACGAATGACCAGCAACGATCACACCGTAGTTGGCGTTTTGAGCGACAGTGCCCACCGTAGTCGGACCAGTCCCCACACGAGGCAGCGAGTTCGACATGTAGACAGTGAAGCCGTGGATTTGCTTGCCAATCTGACCGTTACGCAGGCCACCCTTTTCCGAGTAGTCAGCGTTAAACAGACGGCTGTCTTCGTCCTTCAGCATTTCTGCAAACACCGGGTCAATGACGATCCAGCGGCCAGCCTGATCCACGTTCTGAAGGTCGAGGTTACGCGACATACGAGCGAGGATAGTGAGAGGCGAAACAAGGTCCGTCGGCTTGGTCTGCTGACCGGGGAAGCGCGGAGCAACCGGGATGGAGTTGTCACCACCAGCAGAAATGAACGACAGTCGGTTCAGTTTATTCGAGGCAAGCAGTTCGTCCGCACCAGCAGAGCTAACAGCTTTCGTGCCGGGCATGTCAGCCAGAACACGAGCAGTGTCAGCGGGGTTGCCAATAACCGACTGCTTAAAGCCAGTCATGTAGCCAAGCACTTCAGCGTCAAACTGGTCCCGCAGCTTGTAGCCAGCGCGGTCGGTTGCAAGCGCCATCCAGTTGATGTGCGAGTGGGCCTGCTCAATGTCTTCGAGAGCAAAGGCAAACTCATTGGCTTGGTCGATGACCATAGTAAAGTCTTCGTCCGTCAGGTCCTGAGGCTGGATAATTTTGCCACGGGCATAGGGACGGATTTGGACTTCCAACAGAAATCCGTCCAAAAACTGGTTGTTACCGTATGGGCTCTTTATCCCATACTTCTACAAGTTCTTTTTCCTTGTAGGTCAGACTATATCTTCACCCGTTAAAACGGGGCCTAGCACTCGTGGGGTGTAATTAACTACATCCTTAATCTTATACTCCATTTCTGGGATAATATAGGGCTGCAGAATTTTTGCAAGAGCAACGCTATCTAGTGTCCCAAAACGAAGAGACACTTTATTACTCCTTTTGTCTACGTCAAACTTAACTGTAAAACCATATTTTTCTAAAAACCACTCTGCAACAATTTCTGCTTCTTCTTTACTAAAGTAAGTAGCAAAACGAAGCATACAACCACAAAGTTGTCCGTTAGGTTTTTTAGAAACATTTCCCGAGCCATCGTCCATAAACCAATACGCTAACCCCTCATCAGTAAGAAAATTTAAAACCTCTTTGGTAAAAACTTTCTTTCCTGTTTTATAAAGTTGTTTGTGCATTTGGTTAAAGTACGGGTGAACCTTTCTAATTTGAAAGTTGGTATAAACTTTCCCAACAGTCTTGTTATAAGATTTATACTCGTAGATGTTTACAGGTTTTCCTCCAAAAATACTGTGAAGCTTTTCTGCTTTATGAGCTAGATAAGCTAACTGTTTTGGGCTATGCCCAATAGTAAGTCCTGTATTCTTGTTTGTGGGTTGCTTGTAGAGACAACCATCCCCCAAGCAAATACCATAGAGAAAACCTCTAGTAAGTTTGTCCATATTTTCTCCTTCGTCCTTTCGTAAGGACTACTGCATAAAATTACACCCTAGTCGTTGAACCTTCCCCCTTCGGGGCTTGGCTGCTGATTACCATCACAGGCTTCCAGCAATTCACTAGGTTTTCTTCTAGCCATTACTAGCTAGTGGCCCAAAGTTATTTAGGCTCTTTGATGATCTTTACAGAGTCGCCAAAGGAAGCGATTTCCCCGAAATCAGTTATGTTATCGTAAAGGCATTTAACCTTTACTTCTGCATGTCGCCATGCAGCTCAGACTATATCATCACCCTCAGCATTACCTGTTTGGGTGTCTAGCACTCGTGTGATACGTAAACTTGGAAGTTTGTAAAACATGCTTTCAATTACGTACGGAGCAATAATTTTCTCAAACTTCTTTCCTTCAGAAGTATTAAAAATAATGTTCCATCTTCCGTTCTTTTTGTAGAAAGCTTTTTTAGGATAAATACCCCACACCTCATTAAAATAAGCAAGGATAGTGTCTGCTTCTTCTTCTGAGCAATATGTCCAAAGACCAAGTTGGCACGAAGAGATAGTGCCATCTTTTCTTTTTGTGGGCTTTAGTCCACCATCGTCCATATACCAAATAGCCAAAGCCTCTGCGTCTAGCCAATTTAGCACACGTCTTGTAAAAAACTTTTTATCGTTGTTGCTGTATAGGTACTTATGCAACAAACGAAAACTACGATGACAACGTGACATTCGGCAAGCGTTGCCAAGTTCTCGCGTTTCATACGAGATTTTTGGTTTTTTGCCGCCTACAATTGAGTGAAAAAGGTTAACCTTGTATTTAAGGTAATCCTCTTGTTTTGTCGAATGACAAAGCACATACTCGTAATATGTAGAAACTTCGCCGTTGTCTTTTGTATGTTTTTTAGTTTTTAGACAGCCATCCCCAAGGAGCATTCCAAAGAGGAGGGCACGATGTTTTTTGTTCATGTTTTACCTTACTGGCACAAGGGCCTGTATCAAAAGTTTTGTATCTTAGTCGTTACACCTTCCCATTTCTGGGCTTGGCTCGGGATTATCTCAAAGAGATTTCCCCCGATTTCACTAGATTTGCAAATTAGATTTCTCTAATAGGGAGCTATTTAGGTTAACTCAGTGTTGGTAATAGCCTGAACAACCGAGGAACGACGGAAAGCCAGCTGGGCCTTCTTGGAGTAGATAACGGGCGAGAAAACGCCATTAGGAAGCGAGTTATGACCCGCAGCAGCTTTAAAAGCCATGATAGTAATCCTTTTGTTGATGGAAATTAGAAATTACGACCACCAACACACAAGGGCCATCTTAAGTGGGTGGAGGAGACGTATGCCTACGCCCCTCGGCCACTGTTAATGGGTATGCTTTTGTGTTAACTAATCTAGGGAGCCTATACAGGGGCTAGATTAACGTGCCGCGCCAGAGAGGTCGTAGATGAACGTGCCATTACGCATAGCTTCTTGAATGGCTGCTTCGTTCTTTTCATACTCTGACATCGACATTTTGCTGACCATAGACTCGGTAAAGCGCCCCTTACCTTCAGTCTTAGGCTCAGCAGAGCTAGTTTTAGAGGACACAGCTTTAGCTGCTTCCTTCTTGGGATTGGATTTCTCAACCTTGTATTCTTTTTTATACTGGTTGATAGCCCAGATAACATCATCAGCAGACGAGCTGTAGATGAGTGATTGAACACGCTCAGGCTGACTTTCAGCCCAGTCGTGAAACTGGTCTTCGCTCGTAATAGCCTCAAAGTCTGGGTGGGCCTTAAAAATACGAGCTTCTTGTTCCGATCTGTGCAGCTTCTCCCTCACTGCGCTAAGTTCTTCAACCGTGGAAGAGCTTTCATTAGCGACAAGAGCACGGATAATAGCAGCAGCTTTTGGGTTAGCTTTAGCCCATTCCTCAGCCTCTTCTGCGGTCGGAAGACCGGGGGAGGTTTCTTTTTTACTGAGGAGGGCTTTAACCTCTTTCAATTCGTCCGTAAGCTTTTGGGTGTGACGACGCAGATCAGAGTAACGCTTTTTAAACGTCTCTTCCTCTTTCGTAAGAGGTTGGGAAGAAACAAGCTCCTCTTCTTCCTCTTGTTCAGGGGGAGAGACTTGTTCCTCTTCCTCTTGCTCTTCGTTTTCCTCTTGCTCTTCTTGTGGAGCAAATTGTTTTTCCAGCTCTGCAATTTCATCTTCAAGACGTTTGACAGATTTCGGAACGATGTAATCAGACATTAAGATTTCCTTCTGGGGCCATCTATTTTAGATGGGTGGGCCATTATGTTAAAAGTTAGCGACCGCCTCTTGGGTTACCAACTTTACCTCCGGCAGAGGCTGGGTTAGACGAGCTTGTTGATTTACTTGAGCTACCCGAGCTTGCAGAACTTTTAGATGGACTGCTTGACGAACTTTTAGATGAGCTACTTGATGAGCTGCTTGAACGAGTTGGGTTAGCTTTTGGCCGGGGGCTAGAAGAAGGAGCCAATGCTCCGTCATCATCATCTCGATTT